CCGGTCGTTCGGCGCATACCAAATGCAATTTGGAACAAAATGCTGAGACCTTTGCACATCGGAAAGTTTTATTCGGCCAGTGGAACGGGTAAGCTTTGCGTAGTTAACGGCTTGTTGGCTTCGCTCGGTATAGCCAATGATGAGGGTACTATGAACATGCTAGTTCAGCGTTTCATAGACGTGTCTTCGGATTTGGGTGTGCCAGCCAGTAAGGAATTTTCCCTCATGGCTATGTGTCTCGTATATGCTGAATTGAATATCAACTACGTTATTGCTGTTGAACAAAATCAAGTCATTGATCTATACACTCGATATGATAAGAATAATCGTAACTCCCATGTATTTATTGTTCGCGACAATCATGTTTATTATGAACATGCAGAAGGTACCATGCCTGGAATACAGTTTTTGTACACCCGCAACGTATCTGTTTTTACCGAACAACATCCTGTCACAGATGTGTTATACACAAGTGCAAAAACTCAATACATGTTACGTCATCAAATAGGAGGAGACGATCGTGGTAAAGTCAATTTGAAGTTTGAAACTCGTATCACGAATTCAATAACTGAAGGTTTCAAACGAAAGATCTTTGGTAAAGCTGCTATACGGAAATTTGGAGAACATCCTGCCTGCTATTACAAAATGAAAGAAGTCGATCAAGAAACTAATGTTTACATGTCTAACGTTTTAGTCGTGGGTCCGGGCCAATGTGGTAGTGCTATTTATCACACAAAAGATTGCAATCGCTTTGTACACACAGTGGGTCCTCGCGAATCCGCTTACTCGCATGAAAATTTAGTTGAGTTGTGTCCTGATTTTTTCGATGACAATTTTGTCTTACCTGCTGAACTAGTTTCTTTGATTCCGGAATTGACTTTTGAGAATGATGCAATGACTGGTTACAAGGGTTGCCCGAGTAAAACTCACATTAAAATATTAAAATCTTCTTACAATTTTATACATAAATATCAAATCGATTCCGTTGTCCACAAGATTTTTTTAAACGACAACAATTATGCTTATAACATCTTATTGTATAAATTGATTAATTCTTTTTCTGAGTTTAAATTTATAAAACCTAAATCTGCTTCAGTTGGGTCAACCGAAGTGTATGTTGTATTAAAGGGTTTTCGACAATCTTTTGATGTACGCAACACCGTTCTAAAGGAACGTGAGTTCACCAATATTATTTCAAATATGCTAGCTGTAGCCTATATGGAATTAAAAAACCGTGAAGTTTACACGCAAATGAAATCTCAGCAACCGTCGATCTTAGAAGAACATGTTTCCAAGTTCGAAAAAAATGAACAATTGGCACGTATACGTGATGTCCACAAGTATTGGTCTTTGGAAGTGTCACAATTGTCGGCATACGCCACAAAAATGTGGGCCGAGATAGACGTCCGTAATCAACGATTTAACAACAGCGCAGCTCGTATGTATTATGAATCCGATTCTGTCGGGTTCTTACGTCATGCAGGC